CGTGCCGATAGCAACTGATACATTTGCTGATACGGTAGCTGATATTGCGCTTGGCGAAGAGATCCCGACGGTGACGAATGACGCCCCCGCCGATGATGATGTGGGAAACCATAAAGACGGTCCCCTCTTGGGTTTGGTCTCAATGCCTAACGGTATACTGGCTGGATTCTCTGGGCAGACGGTCTCTTTCTCCGAGGCGTTTCAGCCTCATGCATTTCCTGACGAATATAAACTGACAGTTAAGTCTGACATTGTCGCCTTATCGCCTTTAAACACGGGGCTTCTGGTCCTGACCAAAGGAAAGCCAGCAATAGTTCAAGGGCTAGACCCTGCAAGCATGAGCATGATGGAAATAGACAGCAGCCTTTCCTGCGTGTCAAAGCGGTCTGTTGTTGATATGGGTGAGTTCACAGTTTACGCATCTCCTGACGGGCTGGTGATGGCTACAGATTCTGGTCTTAACCTAGTAACCGATCAGACCTTTACCAGAGACCAGTGGCAGGCTTTCGGTCCATCATCGATCACAGGTTATTTGTGGGAGGGGCAGTACATTGGGTTCTACTCTCATGGAGGCGTTAGCAAAGGGTTTATCTTTGACCCAAGGGGCGGGAAGAACGGATACGTTGATTTGGATTTTTATGCCACTGCTGGCTACAACGACCTAGAAGACGACAGCCTATATTTGGTTGTTGGGGGCGCTCTTGTGAAGTTTGCCGAAGGAAGCTCTTTGCAAAATTTCACTTGGCGGGGAAAGAAATTCTACAACCCCAGACCAATCAACCCTGCTGTTGCCAAAGTAGAGTGTGACAGTTACAGCCCTAACCCAACTTTTAAGCTATATGCGGATGGGCAGCTTAAGCACACGCAAACTGTTACCAACAGTAACACTTTCAGACTTCCCAGTGGCTACAAGGCTAACGAGTTCGAGATAGAGCTAAGCGGTTCTGTACCGATTAACGAGGTGTGTGTTTACGAAAGCTCGGAGGAGATAGGTGCCTAAATTAAATAAGAAGAGCAACATGCCTGTCCCCCAGACTTGGTCGGGACAAGACAAGAGGTTCGGCGAGACGCTAAAGAACAACGTAGATGTTCTGGCTGGATTTAATGGCGATCCTTTAGATAAAGCGGTAACGATGAGAGCCTTGCTGGATAGCGGGATTGTCAGTCTTGCATCTGGGTACGGCGCGTATTCGGGGGCTAGCTCATCAATAGCTCCGAGGGTAGATATTCCCAACTTGGATGTCCCTCCAGCGCCCTACAACCTTGCCGCCAATGGTGCCTTCCAAAACATACTTTTGACGTGGAACTTAGCTGGATTCAAGGGTCTTGCTTACCAAGAGGTGTTCCGGCACACATCTGACAGTATAGCCGATGCCACTCTCATTGGAGTAATCTCTGCATTTAGGGGGTTTTATACCGACAGTGTAGGTGAAAGCTCTTCCTATTATTATTGGGTAAGAGCGGTAAATCAGAACGGGTTAGCGGGACCGTTTAACTCATCTGCTGGAACGCTCGGGGAGACCGCTCCGGATGTACAGATTTTGCTTAATACTCTTAATGGTGCAATCACCGAAAGTCAGCTTGCTACAGACTTAACGACGCAACTAGACGGCTATGACACCGATATTGCTGCTCTGGAGACAACTTTTGGAACAACTGTAGCTGCAGCCACAAGTGCAGCAGCGGCAGCCGCAAGTGAAAGTGCAGCGATAGCGGCAGAAGCGTCGGCTTTGGGGGCAGAAACAGGTGCCATTGCTGCAGAAGCGGCAGCGATTATTGGAAAGACGGGAGCGTTAGCAGCTCAGACAGCAGCGGTTGTCGCTCAAACAGCGGCAGAGCTTGCTCAAACAGGTTCCGAAACAGCGGAGACAGGAGCTGTTGCTGCAGAAGCGGCGGCTATTATCGCGAAAGCAGCGGCAGAGACAGCAGAAACTAACGCGGCTGCAGATAGGCTATTGTCTCAGACGGCAAGTACAGATGCTGTTACGGCAAAGGTTGCAGCGATTGCCGCTCAAACTGCAGCGGTTGCTGCTGAAACCAATGCGGAGACAGCAGAGTCAAACGCAGAGACAGCACAGACTGCGGCAGAGACAGCGCAGTCTTCAGCAGAAACAGCTCAAACGGCTGCTTCAACATCGGCGACCGGCGCAGCTACCTCAGCGGCAAATGCAGCGACCTCAGCCACGACAGCGGCAGAAAGCGCGACTGGCGCAGGTGAATCAGCAACAGCAGCGTCAACAAGCGCAACTGCGGCTGCTACCTCGGCTACGGATTCGAGCACGTCTGCTGCGGCTTCAGAGACCTCAAAGACTGCCGCAGAAACTGCAGAGTCTAACGCTGAAACTTCAGAGACAAATGCTGCAACTTCAGAGACCAACGCTTCAGGCTCTGAGTCTGCTGCTGCAACTTCAGCCACAGCAGCAGCAACCTCAGCAACGACCGCTGGCAGTGAAGCTACTGCAGCAGCTACTTCCGCCTCAGGAGCCGCAACCTCAGCAACAGAAGCTGGTACATCTGCAACAGCAGCGGATACGGCTAAGGTTGCAGCGGAGACAGCAAAGTCAGCAGCAGAAACTTCGGAAACTAACGCGGCAACGTCGGAGACAAACGCTAGTGGCTCTGCCTCTGGAGCATCTACCTCAGCAACTAACGCGGCGACAAGCGAGAATAACGCAGGTGATTCTGCAACTGCCGCATCGACTAGCGCTTCGGGTGCAGCCAGTTCTGCTACTGAGGCGGCTACGTCCGCTACAGCCTCAGAAACATCCAAGACAGCAGCCGAAACAGCTAAATCATCCGCTGAAACTGCTGAGACGAACGCAGCAACATCTGAAACCAATGCTTCTGGCTCAGAAGCCAACGCCGCCACCTCAGCTACTAATGCTGCAACAAGTGAGACTAATGCTGGTGTTTCGGCAACAGCTGCTTCTACATCGGCATCTACCGCTACTACCAAGGCAACAGAAGCTGGCACGTCGGCAACTGCTGCTGAAACGGCTAAGACGGGAGCTGAAACAGCTCAGGGCGCTGCTGAAACAGCGGAGACAAGTGCGGCAACTAGCGAAACAAATGCCAGTGGGTCTGCTTCGAGCGCAGCAACTAGTGCCACTGCCGCTGCAACAAGCGAAACTAACGCAGGTGACTCAGCAACAGCAGCATCTACATCAGCAACTACTGCCGGTACAAAAGCTACTGAGGCTGGTACGGAAGCTGCAGCTGCAGAGACTTCAAAGACAGCAGCCGAAACTGCCCAGTCAGCTGCCGAAACTGCTGAGACTAACGCCGCTACTAGTGAAACGAATGCGTCTGGATCTGCATCTAATGCGGCGACTTCGGCAACTAATGCAGCGACTAGCGAAACTAATGCTGGTGTTTCGGCAGCAGCGGCATCTTCGTCGGAATCTAATGCCTCCACAAAAGCGACAGAAGCTGGAACATCAGCTACAGCTGCAGAGACCTCAAAGACTGCCGCAGAAACTGCAGAGTCTGGGGCGGAAACCGCTGAAACGAATGCAGCAACGTCAGCTACTAATGCATCTGGTTCGGCATCTAACGCATCTAATTCTGCGACTACCGCAGCTAACTCTGCTACAGCTGCGGGATCATCTGCAACAGCTGCCTCAACAAGTGAATCAAACGCAGCTACATATGCGACCACAGCAGGAACTGGCGCGACGGCATCAGAAACTGCAAAGCTAGCAGCTGAGACTGCTCAAGGTGCAGCTGAAACATCGGAAACTAATGCAGCCTCAAGTGCTACTAGCGCTTCTGGGTCTGCTTCTAACGCGGCGACCAGTGAGACCAATGCGGCAACTAGCGAAACTAACGCAGGCACTTCCGCTACTTCAGCCTCAACGAGTGCGTCAAATGCTAGCACGTCTGCAACAGATGCTGGCACGGCGTCTACCGCATCACAGACTGCGAAAGTAGCGGCTGAAACTGCTCAAACGGGCGCGGCAACAAGTGCCACTGCGGCAGCGACAAGCGCAACTAATGCTGCGACCAGTGAAACCGCAGCAGGAACATCTTCAACAGCATCTGAAACAGCCAAGACGGCAGCTGAGACGGCTCAAGGCGCGGCTGAAACAGCAGAAACTAATGCAGCCACGTCGGAGACTAATGCGTCTGGATCGGCGTCAAGTGCTTCAACTAGCGCAACCAATGCGGCAACCTCAGCTACGGCGGCGGGAACCTCTGCGACTGCGGCTAACACTAGCGCGGGTACAGCTGGGACCAAGGCGACCGAGGCAGGAACCTCAGCCGCTGCTGCACTTGTCAGTAAGACGGCAGCAAGTACGTCAGCAACCGGCGCAGCTACCAGTGCCGGTGCGGCGGCAACCAGTGCCACTACTGCGGGGGCAAGTGAGACAGCTGCTGGTCAGTCAGCTACTACCGCGACTACTGCGGCAAGCACTGCAACCACCAAAGCGGCAGAGGCATCTACATTTGCTAGCAACGCAGCCACTTCAGCTTCCAACGCTGACGGATCTGCCACTGCTGCTGCAAGTACGGTCAATGGGCTAACTGCAAGACTTGATAACGCGGGCGGGACTGGCGTTACGGTTGAGCAACAGTTCTCAGCAAATGCCTCCTCATTGGGGACTCTTGAGGGACAATACACCGTTAAGGTTGACGCTAACGGGGCGGTTGCAGGTTTTGGTTTAGCCAACACGACCACAAGCTCTGGCAACAACACCAGTGAGTTCTATGTCAACGCTGACCGCTTTGCAATTATGGGCGGCGGCACTAGCACTACAACAATAACTCCTTTTGTCGTACAGGCAACCGCAACTACTATAGATGGAATAGCTGTTCCTGCTGGGGTCTACATGGATGGCGCGTTCATAAAGAACGGATCGATCACCACGGCGCAGATAGGCACAGCCAACATCGACACGGCTAACATCACCGGAACCTTGAGCGCAGACAAAATTTCAGGCGGCACGATTGACGCTTCGACTATAAACATTGAAGGCGTCGGCGGCACGTTCAACATTAAGTCCTCAGCTACGGGTGCGCGAACCGAGATGACTGCGTCGCGCACTAAGGTCTTCGACGCCACGGGTCAGTTAAGGGTTGTACTAGGGGACTTGAGTGTATGACTGTGTACACACAGAACTTGGCTGTATCGCAGTATGGTATTCAGTACGCCGGTTCAGTTACCGAAGTTCAGGATCTGGCTGTTGGCGACTCCATAACAGCTTCCTTCGACCAAGAGGCTACTAGCAACCAGCAGACCTCCCTACTTGACGTTGAAGATAACGACATTGTGTTTACCTTGGTTAACTGCACGATATCGCCGACGAATGTTAAGAACCGTGGGACGTTTACAATAACCCCCACAAGCTCGGGCGCTGCTTACTCCTGTGTTGGAGTGTTGATTTATTACAGCCCAAGCGGTCAAAGCTATGGCGGTCCCTCTACGGACCATCAGCAGACGACTTTTACTATTAGTGGTTTCTATGGCGTCGCACCTCGTATGGGGCTTCAGCTCTACAACCCAAGTGGAGACTTACGGCTAGATACTAGCGACCGGCAAGTTAGAGCGCATAGCTTTTACATGGGTTCGTTCTACTCTGGCGGCAGCGCGACTGTGACGGGTATTACAGGCTTTGACCCTAATGACGAGACGTGGGCAATCGACGTACTTCCTATCAGCTTATACATATCATTCACGGCTTCTGCGGGACAGTTTACGATTACGCGGAGTAGCGCTGACCCATTCACACTTGAAGCATTTTGGAAAGTAATCCTGTTTAGGGTGTAACTATGACATACGGTTTTCAAGCTATAAACGAGAGTGACTTTCTCCAGATCGATGACGACTCGACATCTTTCTCAGTCATAGCTACAGGTACGACTAATGGTACTAGCTACGTGACTATACCGAATAATTTCCCTGAAGATATATTTGTGGTGGTGAGACCAGCTAACCCCGACCCGCAATATGCGTGGAAGCTTCGGGGCTTCATGTACGACTATACCCCCGACCAAGGTCCGAATATCGGCGTCAGATTTAGACGGGCGTATATGTCCTGCAACGATGATCGCTACTCATACCAAGACAAGGGGTGCGATTACGCAATTATTGAGCGCGTTGACTCAAGTGGATTTACTGCTCCGACAAGTGGCTATGGTTTGAATGTATATAGGGCTAACGGAGACATAGGTTATTCGTCTGAATTTCCTACGTACAGGGTGAAGAGTACAAGAAACTACCTCATATCAGCATCTAATAGCGGGCACGGAATATGGCATACGCCGATAGGTAACGATCAGGTTCTGGGGATGTACGCTTATCTAGCGAGCTACTCAGAGTACAGGAATAGACTCTATAGTATCGGAGGCAGCGAGCGAGGTTTTCTATCTTACTACAGGCTCGCTCATTTTGATTACCCGAACAACCAGTTTGGTACGCATATTCAAAGCTATTACTCGGATGCTTCCAGAGGCTCTACGGAATACGACCGCGTTTACTCAGTTTTACGCACAGAAATGGTGGGATACGTCACATGATTAAAGTAGCAATGGTCAAGAAAGACACAGGCGAAATACAGACAATAGTCTGCCCGTCTGTCGATAATTTATACACCGACGGTCAAGACTGTGGGGAAGTGGTAGCGCGGCTAATACCGTTTGATACAGACGCAATGGAAGAGATGAATTTGCGGTACTGGTATCACGGAGCTTGGCTGACAAGAGAGCCGAGACCTAGTCGCTACTCTGAGTGGCAGGGTCATGATATCGGCTGGGTTACGGTCACTGAAGAGCTTGATAGCCAGATACGTAATCAGCGCGGAATACTGTTAATTAATTCAGATTGGACGCAAGCAGTTGACAGTCCTTTGTCTGATTCTGATAAAGCTTTGTGGGCAACTTACAGGCAGGCATTGCGAGATGTCCCTGCTGACAACGCCGATGCAACGTCTTTTGAGGAAGTGTCATTTCCGGTTAAGCCATATGCCTAAATACTACTTTATTTAGTATTTTACTTGATTTTAAAGTATCATAAGGGTAAAGCGGGACTCCGACCCTCGGAACATCTCAACCCGAATTAGCTACTCGTTAACCAACGAATATAGCTCATAAAACCAAACAACTTAAAGGCAGTGTCTGTGGCTATTGTCGTGCGTAAGCCGTCGTTAGACGACTACGGAGATATCAATACTCTTGGCAGATGGTTCCAAGAAAACAGCAACTTCAAGGGCTGTGGGTGGTCTGACGGAAAAGCGTACGGCTTCGTTAAATCCAGCATATCCCCGTCCTCAGATACCTTCATGTTGGTGGCGGAGGAAGACGGAGAGCTGATTGGATTCTTCTTGGGGAATGTAGTCGAGTACTTCTTCTCTGATGAAAAAATAGCTCAAGAATTGGTGCTCGTTTTCAAGTCAGATAAGCGAAGAGGCATATTGAGAGCGGTTAGCAAAATGGTCTCCAGCTTTTGTTTGTGGGGTGAGGAAAAAAATGTCATTGAGATAGCGGCAGGGATCACCTCGGGTATAGCGGGTGATGGATACCAAAAATTATTAGAACGCCACGGCTTTAAACAGGTTGGGGCTTTATTAAAGAAAGAGGTTTAGCCTATGTGTGGTGGTGGCGGAAGCGATCCAAAAGAACAAGAGAGCAAGTTAGCGCTAGCTCAGCAAGCAGCTAATGCATTGCAGCGTTACGGCGATGTATTTGTTCCTTTAGAGAATATGTATATCGATGACACTAAGGCGATGTTTGCTGATGGTGCATCTGATGACGCGGTGGCAGCTGCTCAGAACCAAACCTCTGCTATCTATGAGCAAGGCTTTGGAGACATGCGTGGCGCTCAGTTTCAGATGGGATTAGATCCCAACTCCGGCAGAGCCGTAGGCGAGTCAAACGCCCTTCGTGAAGCTCAGGCTAGAGGCATGGGGCTTGCAGGATCAGATGCTGGTCTTTCCTACACGGATTCAGCTTACCAAAACTTAGGCAACGTCATTCAGATGGGTCAGGGCTTACAGACTCAAGCCGTCGCAGGAAACATTGACCGCATGCAGAGCAGCTTAGACAGAGCTGGCTCAGCGGCTCAGAGAGACTTTGCTAAGTCGCAGAGCATTGCCTCAATCGCAGGTACTGGTGCTGGTATGGCAGCGGGCTACGGATTAGGGGGTGCAGGCTAATGAACCCTATGTTCGATAACTATTTGTCCTTTTTGAATCCAGATGTTGCTGGGGAAGTTGGGAGCTTTTATGGCAGTGGGCAGACTAACGCTTACTCCAATATAAATCCTTACCGGTACTCATCCATGAGTAGGAAAGATATGCCGGGCGACAAGCTCTACGCAGATCTAATCCGAGCGCAGACGCGGGACTACAACCAGCGCTTTGCGCCTATCGAAAACTTTATGGCGGGACAAATCACCGCAACAGGGACTAAGTCCTTGGGGGCAGATCTGGATCGCACTCGTTCAAGCATGGGCAGCGCCGTGACCAATGTTCAGGGTCAACAGAATCGCGACATGGGTCGAATGGGTCTTCAGGGCAACAGCAATGTAGCTAACTCGACTACGGCTGTAGGCGGCTTAGTAGGCGGTCTTAACGATACAAGATTGCGTGACTCTGATCGTCGCCAATCACTGCTGTCAGGTTCTCTATCCGGAATCTCGACGAAAGCAAGGAGTACAGGTCAATGACAATGATTGCGGTAGGGCAAGGCTTACGAGGCATTGCCAATAGAGGTATGGGCGCGGTTGCCAAAGCTGAGTCTGTTGAAGAACAGCAGCGCATGGGCATCGAGGCTCAGAAGACTGCGGCTGAAGCTCAGACTATGGGTACAGGTGCAGGCATCGGTGGAATGTATGGTGCTACCCAGCTCGCAAAGGCGGGAGCAACGGCTACGGAAGCCGTCGGCGCACTTAACACGTCAATACAAGGCTTGGGAACTACGGGTCTGAAAGGCGGGAGCCTTACGTTTACTCCCGCAACTGTCGGTGCTGAGACTCTTACTGGTAACTCTGCAAAGTTGGCTATTGATAGCGCAGCTACCATAGCCGATGCCGGTGCAGCGGTAGGCACCACTGGTGGGACCGCAGTAGGTGGAACAGCAGTAGGTGGAACAGCAGTAGGCGGAACAGCAGTAGGCGGAACAGCAGTAGGCGGAACAGTTGCAGGCGGAACAGGTGCAGTAGGAGTAGCGGGAGCAGGAACAGCCACAGGTGCAGTCGGTACAGCAACAACCGCAGCAGCTGGCACTGGATCTATGGCTTCTTTAGCGGCACTAGCATCCCCTATAGCCATTGGCTTAGGCGTGGCTTTCCTCATCAACAAATTATTCGGATAGGTATTTATCATGGCAGGTTTTGCAGACGGTTTCAGATCAGGCTTCGGAATGATCAACGATGTTAAGGATAGGGAGGTTAGGCGCGACACTCTTGAGGCTGACAAGGCTTACAAAGAGAAGACGGGAGCTGACCTTGCAGCATATCGAGCTGAAGACCTTAGGATCAAAGACGCCGCTCAAAAAAGCGACGCTGGTCTTGCTGGGTTACGCGCTTCGACAGCCCAACAGCAGGCTCTTAACGCAGGAGTAAGCGGTCAGGCTGCTTTATTAAATGCAGAGACGGCATCTACTAAAGCCGCTAATGAAACCAACCCTGAATCTATTGGCTACAAAAAAGGTCTGTCGGAGATTGCTGAGAATAACGCTCAAGAAGAAAACTACAGGTCTCAGGCTGACGAGCGAGATCAGAAGATAAATCGAGAGCAGGGTGCCCTCAATGTGCAGGAGATCTACAACTATGCACAGGCATCTCAGACCAATGGTCTCGGACCTGAGGACTACCAGCGTATATCTTCACTTATAGATGAAAACGAGAGTCAGTCTTCTTTTAACCTTGGCTACCTCACCTCCCCACAGACAGCTCGAAGCATGGCTTCGATACAGACCTTCATGGGTGACATGGCTAGCGGTTCAAACGCTGAAATGACTCCCGAGTTAAGGGCGGCTTTCGGCGGGGCTTTAGGTCTAAACAAATCAGCGGCTATTGGTCGAGAGATAGACGAGTCATTCGTAAATGCCCCCGACTGGATGAAAGGCAAAGGACTAAGACTTAAGGGTCAAGGTCTTCATGAGGTAGGTTCTAGTGACGGAAATAATCTAACCGGAACCCTGTACGTTCTGGCTGAGGATAGTGAGGGTAATTCTTTTCCTTACTTCCCGCCTTTAACTGCGACAAGAAACTTTGCCGACAACCAGCCTCTTAACCTTGAATTCGGAGAGGCGTCTCAAGTTCTAGCTGGCACAGCGCACATGATCCAACAAATTGGTCCTAAGATCAGTCGGGATGTGCGAGCAGCAAAGATTCACACCATGTACGGCGGAAACAAAGACTTCGATGCGGCAGTTACCGCAAAGATGGAGACGGTTCGCAAAGGTATTCAGAGTGGCGCAAGTCCCACGCAAAGCGCTCTCTATGGAAACATTGGGGGTGGTACTGTATCGGAGAAGCTGGCTTTCACAAAGACAGATGAATATCGCCGAGAGATAGAGCACGAAATGCTTTTCGGACCGTCAGACGATACAAGCGAACAGTTCAAGATTTCAGACTGGTTCGACCAAACAAGCTCAGCTCTTTCTTCAGCCCCATTACCTAAAGGCATTAAAGCTGCAAACCTTGGCGACCTTATGTCGCAGAGAAACGCTGAGTTTAATTATCAGAACGCATCAATACTTCAAGGTTACTACGACGAAGACGGCAATATCGAAGACGCTGCCGGATTAATCGATCAGTTAAAACTCCTAAATTTACTGTAAATACTTGGTGAGAATTTATGCCGTTAAAGTCTGTAACTCAGTTCTCAAACAAAGAGTACTACGCAGCTAGAGATGCCTTACTAGAAGAAGAAACCACAAGCCTTCAGCCTACTGAGGGTCAGCCTGCGCCCGCCCCAGAAGTCGATCCAACTTTAGATGCAGCTCCAGAGGTTGACGGTAATTTCGTTCGCGGTCTAAAAGGCGGTGTCGATAACATGCAGGCTCTAGGCGGAGGGCTTAAAGCGTTAGCGGGATCTGTAATTGGCAACGAAGAAATGGTTACCGAGGGCATGGAGTATTACCAAGAGCAGACAGCTGAAGCGGAACAGTACAAGCCTGACAGCACGTTCCAAGAGATCGATAGCGCAACAGACTTTGGCGCGTGGGCTGCTTACACGATAGGTTCTGTCGTTCCTGATCTGGTTGGGATGGTAGGCACAGGTGGAGCCGGTGGATTGCTGGCTAAGAGTGCGGTTAAGCAAGGCGTCACAGAGATGGCGGAGACTCTGTCAAAGCAGGCGACCGAGAGGCTGATAAAGGAAGGCATTGAAGATCAGGCGGCAGAGAAGATCGCCCGAAACATGGCGGATAAGTTCGCTAAAGACAAGATAAAGAAGATGACTACTAGAGGTGCTACGGCTGGTGCCTTTACTTATGGGACTCAGCAGGGTGCGTCAAGCACGTTTGCTAGAACTCTAGAAGAAACCGGAGAAGAAGCTCCACTCGCGGCAGCAGTTTCAGGCTTAACTGTCGGAGCGCTTAACGCCCTTCCTGCATTCTCTGCTCTGACCAAGTTTCTTCCTAAAGGTAAGGTAGATGAGGCTGGCGAGTTTATCTCTGGCGTTGTCAATGATAAGCCTGCGTGGGTTGGAGAGTTCGTTAAGGACGTGACTACGCAAATGGGCGTGGAGAGCGGAACCGAAGCTTTGCAGTTGATCGTCGAAGAAGAAATTATCTCTTTCGTCAACAACAACTACACTGAGAATGAGAGCCGAGAATACTTTGACTACATAAGCAATGAGCGCAAGCGAAGCTCTCTTATTGAGGCTTCAGCGGCAGGATTTCTTTTCGGTGGCGGAACAGGTGTAGTCGGTGCTGGAGTTAAAGGCGCGACTGGGGGCTACAATGCAAACGCTAACCTTGGAGACGATGCCAAGATAGTTCGCACCCGCTCAATGAATGATCCCGAGTTCGCAGGTCGAATTCGGCAGATGTACGATGAGGCTAGAACTAATGCTGCAAATGGCGTCAGGTCTATTCCTTTGGGTGATCAGTCGTTTCTTGACGACAATCCGCCGCTAACAAATGCCGAGCGCAGAGAAGCTGGTCTTACCGAGTTAACTAACTATGACGGCACTGACATGGACATTCCAGATTCAGGTCCGGATGTGGATGTGCCAGCAGTTGCTTCGGTAGCAGTCGATCAAGAAAATTCGGAGTTCGGGGAAAATACATTACCCCCCTCGCCTCAATCCCCTCAGGCAGACATAGTCACCGACTTCCCTGCATCTACAGCTACAGGCGCTACTAAGGTAAGGAAGGGCATAAGGCAGTTTGGTCACGAGCATACTTTCGATGCGTCAATGTCTCCTCAAACTAAGCCAATTCAAGATCAGCTCATTGAAATTGCTGTTGCGGCTAACACACCAGAAGCGCTTGACCCGACTAACACCGATACGGTGGTCGAAGCTATAGACATGGATGACATCGAGAGAGTCTTCAGCCGAAACCAAGAGTTTGCGATAAAGCTTGAGTCAGGCGAAAGGGCTGAC